AATGTTTTGGGATGATGTTAATAAAAGATTTTACAGGTGGCACGAATTAAAACTCTTATTACAAGAGAGGGAATTAAAAAAGAAAAATGAAACTAAACAAAATTAAAAACATAGTTAGCAGTCTTGCTCCAACACTAGGTGCAGCCATAGGTGGGCCACTAGGCGGACAAGCTGGTCAAATACTTTCTCAGGTCTTAGGTGTTAAAAACTCTCCGCCAGATATAGAAAACGCCATTAACAATCTTACAGCCGAACAAATGGTTGAACTTAAAAAAGCTGAAAAAGATTTTCAACTAAAGATGAAAGAATATGAAATAGATATTTATGCTTTAGAAACAAAAGATATACAAAACGCTAGAGAAAAATTTAGTGGTGATTGGACACCAAAGTTTTTAGGATCATTAACTGTGGTTGGTTTTATTGGTTATATATTTATGATTACAGCTTATCCTATTGACGATGCTTCAGACGATATTGTTATGCTTATTCTTGGTTATTTATCAGGTATAGCATCAGCAGTTATTTCTTTTTATTTTGGATCAAGCAATAAGGATAGAAAATGAGCGAATGGAAGAACTTTAGGTTAGATGAGTTTAAATGTAAGCATTGTGGTGAAAATGAGATTGAATATGAGCTTATAGATAAGCTACAATTACTTAGAGAGGACTTAGGTTTTCCATTTATTATTTCTTCTGGTTATCGATGTGAACATCATCCAATAGAAAAAAAGAAAAGTAAGCCAGGCACTCACAATTTAGGCATTGCAGTCGACATCGGTTGCAGTCACAAACAAGCATTACAAATAGTATCCGCAGCAGAAGGTTATGGATTTACAGGAATTGGAGTTAATCAAAAAGGCAATGGAAGATTTATACACCTCGATATCAGCAAGGCTGAAGCTAATCGTCCAAGGCCTCATATCTGGAGCTATTGATTTCTAATGGAACTTTCATTCTATGTGGTTTGGAATATCTTTGTAACTTTGGTCATAGCACCATTGTTCTACTCCATACGCAAGAATGAAAATGAAGCCAAAAGGATTGATATATTGGTGAATAAAACAAGAGAAGAAATAGCTAGAGACTATGTGACTAGACACGCACACAATGTTGAATATTCCAGATTAATGGACAAAATAGACAAACTTGATGCTAAAATAGATAAACTAATAACTTAATAAATATGGCAACTGAAAATTATTTAAATCAAATATCTCAAATATTAAGAGAAGATGCTTTTAACAAGCAAGATATTATTGATTTTATTAGAGGCGGTGGTGCGGCTGGTGGCGAAACAAATCTTGCTGGTCAACCACAACCAGGATCATACGGATTTTACACACCAGACTTTTCATATGGAAGTTACAAAATGCCATATGAAGATCCAACTTATAGATCAGGGTTTGAATACGCACGAACAATAGCAGGTGGTATGCCATTTGAAGATGTGGTTGCACCTGGTATGAGTTTCTCTCCAGACCAACCAATGGGATATACCCAAGCTGATTTAAGAAAAAAAGAAATATATGGTGACTTTGATGGCGTTATGCCAGCTGCACCCACTCAAGGAACACCGCTAGAAGCATCTTACGAAACAATGCCTGATGCTCCAGTTGGTACTCCAGCACCAGAGCGCTATGTACCAGGTCAAACTCCTTTTCCAGGAATACCAAATTATTTAAAAGATTTAGATTTTAGTAATTTACCAGGAGCGCAAGAACCATCAGAGACACAGTTTGGATCATCTGCACCAGCAGGTTTTATACCGCCACCCCCAGGCTCTTTTAATTCTATGGCTTTTGTAGATTACTATAATCCTACAACTGGAGAAACTTGGTCAGCACCTAGTGGTGGATGGACTGCACCAGAGGGATGGGTTATAGGCAGACCAGATGGCGGTTTAAAATTTACTTTTGACGAAGTAGATCCATCTGTAGTGCCAACCATGCCTATGGAATCTATGGTACAACCAATTACTGAACCAGTAATACCAGCACAAACATTGCCACAAAATATTTTTGCAAATATTCCAACACCACAGCCATTACCTATGCCTAAAGTTCCAGTTATGCCTAAAGCTCCCATGCAAACACCGATGAACTTTACTGCATTACCTAAAATGCCAGTCATACCAAATATTCCAACTATGCCACAACCGATAGTGCCACAACCGATACCAAGAGTCTCAACTCCATTGATTCCATCTTTTGTGCAACCAAACATTGAAGAGATAGTTAGACCTATTGCTGTTGGTAAACAAGGTCTACCGCAATATGGTTTATTTAATTTAGTATAAATGTCAATCACACACGAAGAAGTAGTTAAAGCAGCAGAAGCTGAAAGAATTTTAAATTCTGATGTCTTTAAAGAAGCAATAGAAAATCTTAAAAACGAATACATAACTCACTGGTTAAACTCTCGCGGCATTGATGATGTTGCAGTTAGAGAAGACTTCCACAGATCATTATTACTTCTTCCCGAAGTAGAAAGACATCTACGAATCATGGCTGAGAAAGGTAAACTAACAAAAGCCAACATAAACAAAATTCGTAACATAGCCTAAAACTTTCCCTTTTATACATTATTGGTTTAAAATATCCCTAAATACAAAATAGGAGTATTTTATGAGCAATAACGGAAAACCGACTGCTTTACAAACCGAAGGTGAATTAGCAACCTCAGCGTTTGAAAGTTTCTTAGCCCCTGAAGAGGATACGCAAGAAGAAGCAGTCATAGAGGAAGCTAAAGAGGTCATTGAGCCTGAGATCGATGAATTAGAAGAGCAAGACGAGGAAGATACCGAAGAGCTTGTCGATGAAGAAGAACTCGAATTTGATGATGAAGAAGATGGTGAAGAAGAAACGGAAGTTGAAGAGGTAGAAGAGCAACCCGTCTACAGAGTCACAGTTGATGGCTCAGAGATAGAGGTCACGCAGGACGAACTCATTAATGGTTATTCACGCCAACAAGATTATACGCGGAAGACACAGGAACTTGCCAATCAAAGAAAAACGATTGAGCAACAAGCCCAAGAGCTTCAGCAAAGAGATGCGATTTACGCACAGTTGTTACCGAAGATGGAAGCCCAATTACAGGGCGAATTGGTAAACGAACCAGATTGGGATAGTTTATACAATGATGATCCGATAGCATTTGTACGCGAAAAACAACTCTGGGATGAAAAGAAAGAAAAGTTAAAAGCTGCACAAGCTGAACAGCAAAGACTCCAACAGGAATCATATGCTCAACAGCAACAACTAATTGCACAACAAGTGCAAGAAGGCCAGCAAAAACTTCTTGAAATCATACCAGAATGGAAAAATGCAGAAGTTGCCTCGAAAGAGAAACTAGCAATTCGCGACTATGGTATTAATGTCTTGGGATATTCGTCTCAAGAAATGGATGCAATTTATGACTATCGTGCTTTGCTTGGTTTAAGAAATGCTTGGTTAAACTCTAAAACAGTTGAAGCCACAAAGAAGAAGCCAACACAAAAAGCACCTGCAAGAGTTGCCCGACCTGGAACAACTACCAGAAAGAAATCGGTAGCACCAGCGAAAAGAGCAAAACAGGTTTTAGCAAAAACTGGAAAAGTCCAGGATGCTGCTAAAGTTTTTGAACAATTTTTAAAATAATTTTATAGGTAAATATAATGGCTAAAGTAACAAACGCATTTGATACATACAGCGCGACTTCAGACAGAGAAGATTTAAGTAATATCATTTACAACATCTCTCCAATGCAAACTCCGTTTATGTCATCAATTGGAAAAAGAAGTATTAACAATGTTGTCTTTGATTGGCAAACAGAAGTATTAGCAACTCCAGTTGCTACAGGTGAGCTAGAAGGTTTTGAACTTTCAAGATCAGCTTCAGTTGCAACAACCAGAGTTAGCAATGTTGCTATGATTTCAAAAAGAGATGCAACTGTATCAGGCTCACAAGAGTCTTCAGACCCTGCTGGTAAGAGATCAGAAATGGCTCACCAACTAGCTATCATGTCTAAAGCTCTGAAGAGAGATATGGAAGAAGCTCTTTGTCAAAAAGGTGCAAAAACAACTGGCGACGCTTCAACAGCTCGTGTAACTGGTGGTTTCGAGTCTTGGATTACATCCAACGATTCAAGAGGATCTGGCGGTGCATCAACTGGTGGCGGTGCTGCTCCAACTGACGGAACTCAAAGAGATCTAACAGAAACTTTGTTAAAAGATGTTCTACAACTTTGCTTTGAAAATGGTGGTGAACCATCATTAGCTATTTGTGGCCCACATAACAAACAAGTTATTTCTGGTTTCACAGGTAGAACTCAAGCAAGACAAATGATCGATGCAAACACAGTTGAAGCATCAGTATCTATCTACTCATCTGACTTTGGTGAACTGAAAATCGTTCCATCAAACAGATCAAGAGAAAGATCTTTACTGTTGGTTGATCCTGAGTATGCAAAAGTATCTTACTTGCGTGATTTCAAAACAGTTGACATTGCTACAATAGGCGATGCAATGACCAAAATGATCGTGGTTGAGTATGGATTAGAAGTATCCAACGAAGCGGCTCATGGTGTTGTTGCTGACCTTAATGTAAGTTAAGTTCTCGGTTAAGAACCTTAAAGGGATGTTTCGGCATCCCTTTTTTTTGTGTTAAAATTCTTGCATGGCTAAAAGAACTGTTATAGATCATAAGACTGGTTTTACTAACGAGTTTATTACTGAGGGTGGTAAAGATATATTTCATACCACTCAAGATGTAAGTCCAGTTATCGAACATTGTAAAAACATTGCAGAGAATGTTAAGCCAGGTAAAGATATTCGCCATGTGGCAGAAGTACCATTGGTTATATATCAAAAGGCTTGTCGAGAAGGATGGGCTAATGATATGGGTGCATGGAGAAAATGGTTAAACAAATCAGACAATAAAGTCTTTAGAACATGGCAGGGTAAACTATGACATACGCAGAATTAAAATCTAATATTGCAACTTACTTAAATCGTTCAGATTTAACAGATGCGATTGATACATTTATTGATAGCACAGAGGCAGAATTTAACCGCAGATTAAGAGTTAAGGGCATGATTAAAAGAGCTACTGCAACTCTTACTGGTCAATATCTTGCAGTACCAACTGATTGGTTAGAAGCCATAAACTTACAAATTGATAGCGGTGACTTCTCACCATTGTTCCAACAATCTATAGAATCCATGGATGTGTACAGAAAAGCTAATGACAATGTAACAGGGCAACCAATTTACTTTGCATTGGTAGATGATTCAATTGAATTTGCACCTACCCCAGACGGAAGTTATACAGTACAATTAACCTACTACGGAAAGATAGATGCGTTAAGCGATTCTAATACGAGTAACTTTTTATCCACAG